AGGTCTATCACGTGGTCGGTTTGCCCGAAATTGTTCTGGATGTCATAGTCCTCGGCAGGGATGCCCAACTTGATAAACTCGTTCTTGAACGTACCGCTCTGTTCGAAGAAACAATGCACTTTTCCTTTGATTTCCATCCTACGCCTCCTACATCCACGTAACGGAAAAAGTGAGCACGGCTGCCGCAATCCAGTACACCAGCATCTTCAAGTCACACTTCACGGCGTAGGCAGCAGCCGCGCCGAGGTCGAGCATTATCAATACGGTCGGGAATAGCTTCTCCATCAGTTCGCCTCCAAATAATATTCCGCGTAGTTCTTGCGGTTCCGCGATACGATGCGCGTCTTGACCTTGTACCCCATCTTGCGGATGTCCGCGATGCGCGCGCTCAAGCGGAAGCACCCGAAGCGGCGGAGCGCCCCCATCGGCGTGATTTTCGCGCCCTCCTTCAATGCTTGCAGGATGCCTGCGTTCTGCGATTGTCTCATGTCGTTTCTCCTTGTGTTAGGTCAAAGTTTTGCGGGGCTTTCGTCGGTTCGACTTGTACTTGTTAGAGTTCTGTAAAACAATGGAGTCATGATTCCAGCCCCGCCTGCCTCAGAATCGTTAGTTCATCCTCGGCATTCTTGTCGCCCTCCGGGTGCGGTTCTATCCGTAAGGGTTGCGTTGTGTCAAACTATGCACCCATCGGGCAAATGTTGGCAGATGTAGCGGATTCCAGGTTGCCAGAGTCTCCTCTGTCGGATTTGAATTCCCCATCCTCGCGGGTAGGGGCATCTGCCGTAAACTTGCGGGCGTTGTTTTACCGAGGTGCGTGACCGCGCCCAATCCTCGAAATATGCCGGAACGGGTCGAGCCGTTCCTACCGCTGCATCTCCGCCCGTGCGGTCCGGATGACATACCCCGAGATGCTAGAGAACCGTTTTTCGAGTATTCGTAGTGTTACGAACTCCCACGTCCCATAAGGGGCGTGTTTTCACGCCTTCTTTTTCCGTGGCTTTCAAGTCCGCAAGCGTCGAATAGAGAACGAATCCCGTCAACCGTTTGTTGATTAAGATACCCCTTCAAAAGAAGGTGTCCACCGCTGAATCCGTGCGCTGGGGCTTCGTTCGCAGGCACTCGCCTGCTAGTGGCATCCCCGGATTCGAACCGGGCCGGAGGGGTATGGGGACCTGCTCGCGGGCACCTGCGATGCCGTACACTTCCAGTTGTCTTCGGAGTCTTGTGTGGAAGTGTGAAGCTGTACTGACTCGTTCAGGCTTGCCCCGCTTTCCCCGGCGGCCGGGGCCACGCCGCCTTAGCCGGAGAAACGGCTAGAATGGCAGGTCGTCATCGCCGGCGGGCGCGCTGTTGCCCTGCGTCGCACCGTACTGGTCCGGGCTCGGCTGGTGCTGCGGTGCGCGCTTCTGCGCGTTCTTGAGCGCGGAGTTGTACTTCGCCGCAAGCTTCTTAGCCTGGGTGCTGTCCATAGGCTTCACTCCGCGACGTGCGTAGCTTCCCGCAGCGTTCATGAACTTCACCTTCTCGTAGGAGTTGTCGTTGTAGTCTTCCCACTCGGTCGTTATCTCGACCACCGTGCCGACCATCAACTGCGAGTCGTTGAGGTCCGCCATGTTGTCGGAATTGAACCCGATCTCGCGGAGCGTGCGGCACGTGTTCTCGATGGCCTTGTCGGAGAGCCACAGGTCGGCGTAGAAGGTCTTGTCCACCGGCTGCTGCGCGTCAAGGTCGTAGGTGGCCTTGAGCGAGAACTTGATGCTCGGCGTGTGGGTATTCTTGGACTCGGCGAAGCCGTGGCCCGTGATGGTTGCGGTATAGTTAGCCATTGTCGGCCTCCTTGATTGCGTTCTTTACGTTGTTCAGTGCCTTGCGGAGCTCCGTCGCGGTGTGCGGCTTCTTGAGCCACTCTATCGTCTTGTCGGCCTTGTCGACCGGCAACTCCCCGACGAGGTTCTCGATTTCCTTGACGAGCTTCTGTTCGTCGCCTGCCCCGTGCGTGATGGCTTCCAGGATGGAGCCCATGTCGAGAGGCATCTGTTCCGGGAGCCCGAAGCGGTTCTTCGCGTCCCAGGCTGCGGAGTGCGTCGTCTCGACGACACGGGTGTCGCCGCCGTAAGCCTTGGCCTTGAGCCCGTCCTTGCGCGTGAATACCTCGAAGCGTGCGAACAGGACTGCGTCCGCCCATTCCTTGAAGATGCCGCCGACCTTGGCGTTGATCTTGCTCTCGAAGTGGTCGTAGTCCTCGCCCGTCGGGTTCTTGACCGTCTTGAGCTGGCTGTGGCTCAACAGGAGGACATTCATCCCCGCGGCGTTGACCTTGTCGAGACGCGCGATAAGCTGTCTCGCCTCGTTCTGCGCGAGCACGTAGCCCTTGCCGTATCCGAAGTCCTCGATGTGCTTGATGTCAGGCTTCTTCGCTGCGGCTACCACATAATCGTAGAGCATGGGTTCGAGCCAGTCGAGCGTGTCCACGACGAGCGTCTTGAAGTCGCCCGGGTCTGCGGCGATGGCGTCGATGAACTCGAGAGCCTCCTTCCAGGACTTGGGCGTGAAGTTCGGGACGTCCTCGAACTGCGGGCCGACCAGGCCGGACTCCGAGCACATGAAGACGGGGCTCGGCATGTTGGCCCCTGCCGTGGACTTGCCGACGCCTTCCACGCCTATGAGCATGATCTTGGGCGGGCGTGTGGTGGGGCCTTTCTTGATAAGGGATTTGATATCCATTTTCCGTTTCTCCTGTTGTTAGTTGTTTGTAAGTTCTTCGTTCGGGTCTTCCGCATTCCTGAACAGCGTCACGTCGTCGATGTCTGCGCACCCCGAGCACACGTCGAAGAATTCGCACTTGCCGTAGCTCTGGCAGTTCTGCGGGTTGCGCGAGAAGCGTCCGAGGCGCTGCGCGTCAGCGATTTCGCGGCCAACGGCCCACATATCGAAGAGGTAGTCGGTGAGGTCGTCGGCGCTGCGGGCGACTTCCACGCGGGCGTAGTAGTAGTCGGGGCGCTGGATGATGTCCAGCTCGAGGCGGTGATACCATTCTTCCGGGGTCTCGTCGAATTCGCGGCACTTCTTGGAGAGGCTTCCGTCCTTGTTGTACTTGCGCTCGTCCTCGGGCGTGGCCTTGTACGGCTTGATGGTGGGCTTGCGAATCACGTCGTAGAGGCAGTTCTCCACGTCGTAGCCGTTGGCCTGCGCTCCCACGTAGTAGCCGGACACCTGGCCGTCGATGGCGAGGCGGCGCCAGTAGTCGGAGCCGGGACCGATGTCCTGCGACGTGGTCTTGTGTTCGATGATGTAGAGCTTTCCCGAGGATTTTTCGCGGGCTACGGCGTCGATCTTGCCTGCGAGCACCCAGGTCTTGGAGATGCCGCCGGTCTCGGGATTCATGAGCGGGGCCTCGAAGTAGACCTCTGCGGCAACCTTCTCGAAGCGTTCATCGTCGTCGCGCTCCCATCTGTCGAGGTAGCCTTCGTAGAGAGCCTTGAGGGTCATGTCGCGGTACGGGTCGCCCGTGTTGAACGACGGCTCGCCGTCGCCTTCACCTTTCGCCCTGGAGGAAGAACCGCCCCACACTCCCTCGAGGAGCGAGTGCATGGCTGTCCCGAAGCCGAGGGCGTCGGAAGGTATGACGGGTCTCTTTCCCTGTACGTAGAAGAGCTGGTAAGCCCTGTGGCACGCTGCGAACTTGTTGCGAGCGCTGTTGGTAAGTTTTTGCATTTTGTCCCCTTGTTGTAAAAAGAAGGGGCTCCCGGATGTAAGAAGGATAGCGAGAACCGGGAGCCCCCAAAATTCTCGCGTGTTGGGTGATTAGTAAATGTTGATGACTTCAAACGGAACTTTGTTTAAGAAACAACCGTAAGCGTAATCGCAGGCTCCGCAAAAGCTGGATGTTTTATATTCTTTGCCGTCGCTTGCGATAGTCCAGGACTTTGCGTTTTCGTCAATATTGAAAGTCTTTTGAATGTTCATGTCGCTATCCTTTTTTTTTCGTGGGCTTTATCGCCTCACATGTAAACAATATACATTAGCGTAAGTGTATTGTCAATAGTTTTTTTTAAAAAGCGTGTAAAAAATTTTTATCCGCGCAGGACCGTCTCGAACTCGTTCTCGAGAGCCCTCGCCAGGTCCGCCTTGACGCGGATCACCCGGCCCTTCGCGGCCCTGTATACGAGGCGCATGGCCTCGGGGACTTCTTCTCCG